GCAAACGCTTCAAGGGTCGCCGTGTCAAGGTTGCCCTGTCCGTCGAAGTAGATGTCCATCTCGTCGTTGGTCTGCGGAATGCGGACCCGGATGGCAGGGCCGAGGTAGGCCGAACGCAACTTGCGGAATGAATAAGCCGCCGCCGCGTCGGGGTACTTGTCGAGGAGCTTGTCCTGTGGGCGTGGGAAGACCTGTTGGCTTCTCTCATCAAGCACAAAAAACGAACGGTCCGTGGTGCCCCTAACTTGGAAACGGTGAACGGGGAAAGGGAGCGGCTGTTGTCTGTCGTGGGCAAAGCGGACACGAACCTTAAATGCGTTCGACCCATCGACCAAACGGAACTCGATGACCTGTGAACCATGCGACGCGCTCGTGGTGATGCGGAGCTTGTCGCCGGCAAGGTAACCGCTTCCCCCGGTGGCCGCTACAATGGTTGAGAGCGTGCCGTCAGCGAGGAAGGTGTACGTGAAAGTCGCACCCGCTCCACCCCCGGTCAGTGTAGTCGCCGACACGGTAGCGGAGCCCGCCCCGGTGTGGGTGAAGGTGCCGTTGCAAATGCCGGGCACTTGATTTGAGACGGGGCCAAAGATGTCGGTGGAGCTGGTCCGAAGGGCCGCAGTGAATTTGTTGCCAAATGGCACGACATCGACGTAGACGTCGGCCGCCTCTGCGATTCCGATGTAGCCGTTGACTTCAACAAAGTCGTCGTTTTCGTTTCCCGTAACTAGCTTACGGAGTTTGAAATTGTTCATGTGAGTGGTGTGTTGCATGAGTCAAAGTCCCAGGCCACGCCCAAGGACAGGTTGAGGACGGTACCTGTGAGCAGGTTTGACCGTTCAGATTCAAGAGGTGTCAAGCTAGCGGACAACACGTCGTAGCGGTAGTTGAACGCGAACACGTCGTGGCCGTTTTGCATATCCGCCAGGATGTCCTCGGCTACAAGTTCACAGGCTGTGACCACATCCGTCTGATAGTCCTGCTCCTCGGTTTCGTGCTGTGGGTTGTCCAAGATGTAGACCTCCAGGCTGTATGTCTTTACTCCGCTGTCGTAGGACGCGCCTGTGTACGTCAAATGCATGACGGGGTACGTCTCCAGCTTGTCAAGGTCGACAGACGATGCAGGGCCGTGTGTGAACGTCTGCACGAAGGGATGGTCTGTAGCAAACTGCTCGAACTTTGTGACTAGGTTCTGAAAGGTTATCATGGTTGCATTTGTTCCTTGCGTTTGTAGTCGAGGTCCTTCAAGAATGCGAGGTGTGTGAAGACGTGACCAACCGTCTTGCGGGTGACGTCATCCATCGCCAAAAACGATTCGCCAGCGAGGGCGTAAAGGGCGGGATACCAGCCCCACTTGTTGGCGAAGTCATCCCCTTCGCTATCCACGTCAAAGAGGACCGCAAAGTGTTCAGCTGTTCGCTTCTGGTAGTCGAAAAAAAAAGCAGGGCACCAGACACTTGGTCTGCTGGCATATCCAAGAAGACCTCGGCTGCTTCTCGTGACGTATACGCCTCGATTTCGTACGCTTCCCCCCAGGACCTAGTGACAGGTCTAAAGAGTAGCGCCATGAGCTTGTGTGCGTTTGTCCAGAAGTCCTGACAATATGCTTCCGCGTCAATCCATTCGCCAGCGGTAAACTCGTCCCAGTTAGGGATGAATCCGTACTCGGTGCCGTTCAGGGTAAAGCGGGTGAGGTGACGCTTGGTCTCTGCAGCCCGCACGTTCTGGATGTGGGTGTAGCCTTCTTCCAGGAGCACCTTGGGGAGCTGCCTGAGCTGCTCCTTAGGCTGTCCTGTGCAGACCTCCAGACAGGCCAGCATGTCGTCCGTGGTCTCTAGGACCTGGAGCATGCCGAGCGTCATGTCTTGAAAGCGGGCTGGTAGCTTGAGCCTCATGTGTGTATAACGCTATATGGCTGCTTGCTTACGCTTTGGATTCTTCCTTGTGTGCATCCCTAGCGTCTTCGGCATCTTGCTGCGTTAGGAACTCGGCTACGCGGACCCGTTCACCGTCGACTCGATAGTAGAGGACAAAACGGACTTGGTCTGTGGTGACACCATCCACACAAATGGGCAGGGTCTCCTCGTTGATTGTGTATGACATGGGTCCAAGATACCGAAAAAAAAGGGACCCCCGAAGGGGTCCCGTAGTCTGGGTCGAAAACTCTACTAAACGAGCCCAGACCCATGAATATCTAAGGGGGGTTGGGAATTGAACACAACTGCCACCCGGAGGTGTACGCACCGACTGCGCCCCCTTTCTCGTTCGTTTAATCCACTACCTTGACCTCGTAGACCTTGTTGTCTCGTTGCTGGTAGTTAGGGAAGCACCGCACCATGCACATCTGTCCTCGGTCGTTGTAGCTGATGTATCGGTTGTCAGGATTCTGGATGCTGTCTTCGATAGGCTCGAACCCCATTGTGGTGACAAGTTTGTTTGCGACGGACAGGTTCGAGAGGATTGTTGCGTTGGTCATGACTGTAGAGTTTGTTTGTTTGATGATGCTAAGATAGGCAGGAATTTTGTTTCTCCAAACTTTTATTGAACTTTTTTTCTCCTGGGCTGTGGCTCCCGTTCTCCTGTGGTCAACTCCAGGCCCAACTGCTGGGCTGCGTAGTTCACGTGTTTCTGCGTGGTCATGCTCCACCACCCCAGCTGTACGAGGTGTGGTCCATCTACACGGGCCACACGCTTGCCGTAGCTGTATACGCTGGCTCCATCAAACTTGAGGTTGGTCTTGTATCGGTCAAAGGTCTGCATGTCGTTAGTCGTTGAATTGGAAGTAGATGATGTTGCGAATGAAGGCGTCCTCTGTGCCGAACTCCTTGCTGAGTGTCTCCTTCATCTCCTTGCGGTTGTAGCCCGCTTTGTAGAGGTCCCAGTAGCTAGCACGGATGGCCTTCTTGATTCCGCCGTAGCCCTGCTGTGCAATCATGGCCTTGATGTTGTCTGGTGTAGGTCTCATGGTGGTGATTGTTTGGTTGTAGGTTATCGCAACCCGTGCGCCTGTTTGACTCGCTTGGCCGCACGTAAATAAATGAAGTAGTCCTCTGTATCAAACATTGCCGAGTTCGCAGCGTAGTAAAGTTTTCCGACCTTCTCTTGTGGGCTCAGTGCGCTGTTTTCGATTTGGTTTGCGCGGTCCCAGTGGGTGTTGTTGTTTTCCATGCCCCAAAGGTAGGAACAAATGTTCCACATGCAAGCGTTGACCGAAATTTTTTTTCTTACCCGATAGCGTACTCGCCGAAGTTGGGGTTGGTCTGGTTCCACGTCATCGCATACCGTGAGGCATCAATAAAGTGGTTGAAGGCATCTACAGGCTGGTTGAGCTGCTTCCCGTTCTTGTCCTCCTTCCATTTGTAGTTGCGCAGTTCCTTAATGCCATTGATAGACCTCTCCGTGACCAGTAGAGGCCTGGACCGCATGTAGTCAATCCCAGACCTGACGCTGTCGGGTCCCTTACGGGCAGGGTGCATGTTAAAGCCGTGGCCGTGTATCTCGTCGATTGACTTGGGCTCGGCAGAGTCAGCCACCACCATGTCGTGGCGCTGCACGCCTGCGTCTCTGAGGGCCTGACTGATGGCTGAGTTGGTGAGCCCTGTGGCGTACACGAGTTCATCTAGGCAGAACCCATGTCCGTCAGTGTACACCCCCACGATGGCAGTCGGGTCGTTGCTGTACCCGAAGTCAAGTCCGTAGCAAAGGAGCTTGTAGTCGTCTGGCACTTGGCTGACTCCCTTCCAGTGTGTGAAGATGGTTGCCCTGCTGGCTCCACGCTCCCCCAAACCATACACGCGCCAGTAATTCTCGTCGGCCTCCTGGAGCCGTTCAATCTCGTCAATCGTGCTGCGTGGGAGGAAGGGGTTGTCTAGGTAGGTGGTCTTGTAGAAGGTGTGGTCGTCTCGTGTCAGGACCTCGTCGTATATCCAGTGGAACTCGTCCGACGGGTTGTAGTCGATGATGATGTTGCTTGTGGTCCTCAAGATGAGTTGCCTCCAGTCCTCCAGGGTCAACTCGTTGGCCTCGTTCACGAACAGGATGTCGCGCTTGCGGCCTCTGACCTTCTGTGGCTGGTCCACGCTGATGAACTCCACCATGTTGCCGAACAGGATGTAGGTCGCTTCTGACTTGTTGTGTAGTTGTGGGTTGTATAGCCCCTCCCCTTCTAGGATAGCGAAGAAGTCACGCATGACTGAGGCGCGGATGGCGGGGAAGGTCTTACGTGCAATGGTGATAACGGCCCCTGCGTTCTCGTTCTCGTAGCAGAGTTCAACCAGGCATTGGAGGATGCTGTAGGTCTTGCCTGAGCGTGTCCCTCCCTGGTGGACCTGCACCTTGGTCTTGCAGTCCTTTACGTGGTAGTATGTGCTGGGCTGTCTCAGGAGACGGTGCTGTTGTCATTGCCGAACCAGGTGAGCGGCTTCTTCTCTGCAAGTTCAATTTCCTGTCGTTCCACATATCCACGAGACTTGCCCTTGGTCTTCAAGAAGAAGATGATGGCCGTCACGTTTCCATCTGCTATTGACGAGTGCAACTTGGACTCCGCAAAGTCGATAGCGACCTGGGTCAGCTCGTTGACCTTGTCCCGATATTCCGGGTCTTCCTTCATCCATCTGTAGTGCGTGGTCCGTCCAATTTTAGCCTGCTTGCAAGCTGTTGTCACCACCCCCAAACTACGTTCGAGAGCCTCGATGAGTTCCTTTTTTTGCTGTTCCACCTGTTCCGTTTTAAGGTCGTTTTTCTCGCCGTCTTTCGTCGTACCCCCTTGTAGGGTATGCTAGTATTCTGCTCTGACGAACCGCGAGTTGTTTGATTTGCAATCGGTTAGAATCCCCCTTTCGCGGGGGTATTTAAGCGTCGTTTGTGTGGCGTTTAGGCTCGTTGGTGAAGGGCGTGTCTTCAGGGTAGGCGTCCCATGCAATGTTGTCTCTTGCCGTGCCTTTCAGCAGACGAGGCGCGAGGTACTTATGCCGTATGACGTGGTGTATTCTGCCCCCGTTCTTCTTCTGTCTTTTTGCGTGGATGGAGGACGGGAATTGAATCGGGCACACGAGGGCTTTGTTCAGGAGTTTGCACTCGTTGTACAAATCGGTGAGACCTCCCTTTGCTGTTGCGGACTGCGTCTGCTGTAGGACCAGGCCGTCGCCCATTGACCCTGTAAACAGGCCCTCGTTCATGATGGTAACGAACTGTGAGGTATCGTCGTCCTGTACGCCCCTTTCCCCTCTGTAGATGTAGGGGGTGTAGATAAACGTGGTGTTCATAACCTTG